TCATATGAGCGCGGCAAGGAAGCGGTCTGCAGAGATCAGGCGGATGCCGCGACGCACGATGTCGACGTCAGGAGTACGGATCACCTGGAAGGCATACGGGATGCTCAGACGATCCTGGAAATAGTCGAGGTGGTCCGAGAGGGCCTGATCGTGGTACTTGGCCTCCACGCAGAACCAGGGACGATTGTCCACATCTCATCGGCTTGCCCACATGCAGGCCTGTGCATTATCGTGAAAATTTGCGTCAATGCAAAATTTTCGCCATGATTTTTGCCTTGTGTGGAAGATTTCGCAGATAATCGCGCAAGCTATAGAATTAGCGGGTCTTTCCGTGATAACGTCAAGACGCGCGAGAGGTCGTCGATCGTTGCTTGGATGGATTCTCGGTTGAAAAGTCAACACAAGGCCAGCCATTTCTTAAATAGAAACGATCGATGTGCGACGCCACAAGGTTGGAAGGAGTGGGAAGTCAAATCATCGCGTGTCTGGGCCGCCCTCGTCGCGTTTGTATCTGGGATGCTGGCCCTGTACGCGGCAATCCAAAAGCAGATCAATCCGATCGTGCAGACGGACAATGGCCTGCTTGACCTCCCCAATGGCGAGCATCACGGCGTCATGCCGTTCATCCAACTTGGCGGCAAAGTCGGCGTGGGCCGCACAGAGCCCCGGGGCTGATCGGTCTTTGCTGCCGTCGCCGCTACCCACTTGGGCCGAGAATCGAAATCCCCGCTTGATGAGTTGCTGCACAAGCCACAGGCCCAACCCACCGATCGTAACGCCGGCCGCGCCGGTCACTGCCGTTTCTCCGACCCCTTGTGCCAGAATCTCAATCATGTGTTGCTCCTATACCGTCACGCGGATGCGGTAGGTTACCTTTAGGAACTCCGTGTTGTGCAGCGTCACCCAGTCCGACTCCTGGAGAACGTCCCGGCAGATGAGAAAGACGTATTGCCCCAGGAACGCCTGCAAGCCCAGTTCCTTGATGGTGATGTCCCCGCCGCTTTGGTTTTCGAAGATGCGCATCATGTCGAACCAGGCATAGGGGGCCGAGACAACCGTGTCCTGAATGAGGCCGCCCCAGTGCAGAAGCTGCCCAGCACCTGTCCCGTGCGCAATCAGACTGGCCATCGCGTAATTGTTATAGGCGACCGCCGTGGTCCCGGTGCCCAGAACGACGCCGAGTTTCTCCGACGCAATCCAATAGCTGCTCAGACTGTAAGATCTCCCGCCGCCTCCTGCCATGTTCATGGCGCAGGAGGCATTGTCAGAAGTAAGCGACCGGGCTTGGCCGCCAATGTCCATGAAAGAAAAGCTCGGGGTGTTCGCCGCCTGGAGGTAGTGCATGCAGATGAAGTTCTTGACAAAGCTCCGGCCTGCCCCGGCCCGGCAGAATGGTTTTCGCAGCGGATGGAGCTTCTTGATTTCCCAAAACGACTGAATCATGACAAACCGCCTTCAAGCGTTGACGATGATGTTGTAAGTGACGGTGAGAACCTGGGTGTTCTGTAGAACCACGCCGCCCGCAATTACGTCTCTTATCATCAGGTAGTTGTACCACGTCAAAGTACTGGTGCTGGGGTAATCGCGGTACGAGGTCAGGACGGCCATCAGCCCCAATTCGCTGATGGTGAAGGCCCCACCCTGGTTGTTGGTGAAGTCCCGCGAAATCGAGAACTTGGATTGCAGGGCTCCATCATCGGAAGGCGTAGTGAAGGCAACGTTGCTGTGGAGAAGCTGACCATAGGTCTTCAGCACATAGTTGGCCGTGGCTCCGGGGTCAGCCGGAGGAAATGCGGTAGGACAGTAAGGGTACTGGTCGAAGGACGATCCATAACTCTCGAAGGTGTAGACGGCATTGGTCCCGTTCCAGAAGATGGGGAACTCCAGGCCGTTGGCTGCTCCGGAGGTGAACTGTAGCAGGTAGCCGCGCCACTGGTTGCTCGTCCAGTTCTTGCCGCTGTGCGTGATGCTGAAGGTGTTGGGACCATAGGCGGTACCGTAATCCCTGCTTGTATATGTCCCCGTGGCGGCGCTGAGGTTCGCAGCGGCGGTGCCGTGGGGGACGGGTTTCTCCATCTGAAAGTCGTTGATCGTGGGAGCCGTCGTTCCTGCACCCACGACCGGTCCCAGCCACCATTGCGTTACTCCACTCCGTACCCCACCAGGGCAGTAGAAGTTGTAGCTTGTGTAAGGTGAATTGGTCCAACCGAAGACAGTACGGGTATTCCCAGCCCAGTCTTTGGCCGACGCAGTGCCCCCTCGCGATTGCACAAGCAGGTAGTCGATGAACTGCCGTGTGAAGCTGTGGCAGCGAAAACTGCTCCTTCCCTCGATCTTGCCGCTACTGTTGCGGACAGTCAGATCGCAGGTCAGGTCGATGGAGTGTCCATCTTCGGGATTCGATAGCCGCATAGCCTCATCAAGGTCGCGGAAGGTACGGAATTGGGGATGGATCAGTCTCTTTCTGGGGAGGAGAATCATTGCTTTGCTCCATCAATGACGATGGTGAATTGGGCTTCGATGACCGCGACACGTTCGGTAGCGGCAGGCTGCTCGTTCGACGCGATAGGTGAGATAGGCGGCATGGATGCCGGGGACGCGGAGGGGGCCGAACCCGAAGCAATCGTGTGGACAACCTCGATGGTCTTCATGTTCCGTGTTCCACTACTGCACATTCGTGGTATAGCTCGTGGCGATATCTTTGGTGCCGGACCAACTCTTCTTCGTGGCATCTGCACCAGTGAAATCCAGCAATTCAGATGAGATCAGGACTCGCAGACCATCCGCCGGGGTAATCTCCTGGTGGTAGAGCGGCATCCCGCAGTCCGAGTCTAAGCCATCCACGATCTTCAGGAGCGATTGGTTGACTGTCAGCTTCGCGATCAATGCGGAGCTTGTGACTTGGGCGTTGATGATCTTGTGGCCGCTATACGCAGCACCCGGCGATTGCCAGACCCAATCCCAGAACGGCGGCTGGTTGGCCCCTTGCGTCACCAGGACCTGCCCGTAGGTGCCGGGTGAGAGCTTGACGATCTGCCGCTGACCTTGGATGTTTTGCCAGACGTAGAGCAGGCTGCCCAAGGGGGCACCGAGAATCACACTGACCAGTTGATCCAGCAGAGCATTCCATGCCTGCACGTTCACGCCGATCTGCAACCCCAGGTTGGTCCGGGCGTCCGCCGGATTCGAGGCGCCCGTACCGCCGTCGGCGACGGCGAGATCCGTGATGTTGCCGATGGAACCACCGGTGATGTTGACCCCATCGGCATTCTGCACAGCCATTGTGCCCAAGCCGAGATTCGTTCGAGCACTGGGGGCGTCGATAGCTCCTGTCCCACCATCTGTCACGGCCAAGGGCAGAGTAATCGAAGAACCCCCACCTCCAGCATGGTCCAGCAGCCAATTGATCCGGCGGACTTCTTCCTGGTTCTGCCTTTCGATGGCGGCCAGGAGTTGGCGCAGGTAGTTCGCCAGGTCTTGGTCCCGACCGTTGTAGCCGCCGTAGCGAACGGTTTCCTTGAGTTTGTCCATCGACGGCCCTATTTCCCGACCTTCTTGGCACGCAAGGCATCGTGAGCAGCTTGGCGTTGTCGCTGGTGTTCTGCTTGGAGTTCGTCGGCGATCGGTGCGTGTCCCGTGCGGCGCTCGTATTCCCGGGAGAGGATCGTCACGAGTCCTTCCGACCCCTCGTGAGGCTCGCCTCGGACGCGTTCCCGGCCTGCGGCATCGTGGCCGCTCGTTGCGTAGGTGTTCGCGGCGATCCGGGAAAGGATCTCGTCTTCATCCATTCCCGCCAGCTTCTTGGTCAACTGCTCGTTTGTCCTCTGTGCAGCCATCTCCTTGCGCGACTCTTCGAGGTCTTTGGCTGTCAACAAGCCTTCGGCGCGAACCTGCGTCTCCTGCCACTGAGCTTCTTTTCCGGCTTTGGCCTGGCCCGGACCTCTCCCCGTTACCTGTGACTTGGCTATCAGCGAAGTCCACGCATCCGTTTTCTTGATCTCGTCGATCAACGTGTCCACGTCCGTGGGCCGGCCAAACCATCCCGCGAAGTACGCATAGAGCGTATCTTCGAGTTTCCTCCTGCCGGTCGCAGTCTGATAGAACTTCTTGGCGTCTGCCCCAATCAGGCCGATGATGGCCTGCTCCAAAGACTTCATGCTTGCCGGCGTGGCCACGGGACGAGGCTCGAATACATTCGGGTAGGTCTCCATGCCCGTGATGGCAACCTGAGTCTGCTTGAGGAATGGCTGCAAGTCCTGGTAGAGCTTGTTGACCGGCCCCTGTGCCAGATCCTTGGCAGCTTCCAAGGCGGCCTCTTTGCTATCCACAAAGCCAGCCTCGTACCGCCACAGCACGCCGGACAACTGTTCCATCCCGAACCACTCTGCGAAATCCGACAGAGCCGTATCGCCCCACAGAGTGCAGTCGCCGACATTGACGTGTGGCTGAGACCGCAGCCAGAACGCCAAGTGCTCTTCTTTCTTGCGTGCCTCGTCGTTGCGATGGTTCCATAGCCATGCAAGTCCGTAGAGGGCCAGCACGCGGACAAGCCACTTCGCCACATTGGCGGCGACGACCCCGGCCATAGCCGACGCAGCTTCGTCCGTCGCGTCTTCCTTGGCGGCGTTCAAGAGCGCCCTCGGCCAGAAGGTCAGGTTCTTCTTCAGATAGGAATAGAACGGAATCAAGCCATTGCGGAGAACGTCATTCTCCCACGGCGTGAAAGCTCCGTAGTCTACCATCGTCTCCCGCGAGTGCTTCGCGGCCGCTCGGTACTTATCCGTCTTGGCGAGTTCCTGGACATCCGCCACATTTCCGGCCCAGTGCCGCAAGGGCCTACCGTGCTTGATGTCGTCCAGCGTCCCCAGGAAAACCGCTGCCCGCAGGATGTCTTCGCGGAACTGAGTCAGGTCCTGCTCTATCTGGCCGGCCCGTCCCAGGAGTTTCAGCGGAGCGGCGAATGTGGCTCTTACGGCAGACACAAAACCTTTCTGCGTGCCCAGATCCGCGAACCGCTCGAACTGCTGCATGGTCCGGGGATCGTTCATCTCGTTCCACAGGCTGGAGCCGACAGCGCCGTATCGCTGCATGGCCTCGTAGACTTCGCCCTTTTTCTCGATCAGGAGTCTCATGGCCTGGGGGATGTATTTCACCTTGCTCGTTTGGCCCGAAGCGTTGAGCCGCTCAACATCACCGATCTGGTTGCGGGCGTTGTAGCGCAGCGGGTTGACCCGCAGATACCAGCGTTTGAGGAATTGAATGGCGGGCTTCGAAAAAGATGCCACGATCAGGTTGCTCCGCTTGTTGACGGGCAGGTCGTCCAACTGCTTCGCCAGCCAATCGGGGATCAGCATTCCCTTGCGTTTGCCGCCCATGACAAGGGCCTGCCGCATCATGTCGCGCGGGATGTGCAGGATGTCGCCAGCCTCCTCAGCGGAGTTCTCGACCAGGATTGCCATCTGGGCTTCCGTGAGCGTGTTGGCGAGATACATCAGATTCGGCCGCTTGTACCACCACTCGGTATAGCCGTCGGCCTGCGCCAATCGTTCCGGGGTGACGTACTTGTCGCCGAGCCTCTCCTTCATCATCCTCTCGCGTTCATGGATGGCTTTGAAGATACCCCGCGCCGCGAGACCATCCGCGTCGTTCGGCCGCTCGCGGACAATCGTGCTCAGGAGGTTGAAGAAGCCTTCCGAGTCCTCATCGGGGAGTTCTCCGACGATCTTCCGGAGCTTGCTCTTGTGCATGGCGACGCGCTGGCGATAGGGGTGGGTCGGGTCCAGTTGCGTCAATTCCGCAATCCACTCTTTGCGCCCCTCGTCCCCCGACTGAGACTGGGCGATCATCCGGCGCAGTTTCTTGATCCGCAGTACATTGTCCGGCCCGCCAACGAGGACCTCGAAGTTCCGCGACTTGGCGTTCGCCGCATACTGCCTACGCTTGTCGTAGCGGCGGCCGATCTCGGTTGCCATGTCCTCGATGGCATTGTCGCGATAGATGTCTGAGAGGGCTTTGATCTCGACGGCCAGGTAGTGCGTGGAGATGTCGCCGGTGTAGCCCTTACGTTCCTTGCCGTAGCCGCGATAGGGCTCGGAAAGTTTCTTCGGCTTTGCAGTTCCCTTGTGGGCAACCTCGGCGTACATCAGGACGAAATGACGGACATAGGCCCGGTTGTCTCTGGCCTCCTCGCTGATAACGCCTCGGTCGAATAGGTCATTGCTGACTTTCTCCCAAAGGGCTTGCCGCGCCTCGTAGGCCGCCTGCACCGATGGGACCTTGGCAATCAATGCGTCCAGTCGGGCATTCTCCGTTGCAAGTTGCTCCACGTCCAAGTCCCCAGCCACAGACCGGTCGATCTCGGCTTCTTTCAAGAGGTCCTGCACGAACACCTTGCGGCGCAGAAGATCGAGCCCAGCCACATCGAGGGTCTGCACCCCCTTGCCGCCATTGTTGACAATATCCTCAATATCCCGAATCGCCTGGTCGGTAGCCGCCCGCAGTTCCTCCGGCATCGTGCGGATCATATCCCGCGCCAGGGCCGCCTCTGTCGTCTTGGGCAGGTTGTGCAGGTAGATGAACCGCTCCCGCAAGCCTTCTTTGGCCGCCTCAAGCACCTTCGCTATCTTGGCCTGTACAGGCATGACGTAGGTGCGTGCGAAGAAATCCTCAATCGCATCATCGGGCGATTTGACCTTATCTTCCGTCAGCCACGGCTTGGCAACCTTGCCGGTCTTGGCATCCGGTCCGAAGCGAACGAAACCGCCTTCGCCTTTGCCCTCGCCCTCAACGGTGGGATCGGCACGGAAACCGGAAGATGGTTCCTCTGCGGTATCGGACTCCGCCTGCTCGCCGGACGATTGCGGCTGCTCTTCCGCAATGATCGGCTGGGACTGGTCGTGTTTCTTGTCCAGCCCGATTTCATTCTGCAACTGTGTCAGCTTGGCCCGTTTGTCGGTCAGATCCTTGGCCTTGGCGAAGGGCTTACCGGCTATCTCTTCCAATTCCGCCAAGCGCCGCCGGTCGCGCTCGAGAATCGCCGCCTGCTGCTTGTAGCGATCCTCGATGCCGGCGACCGCGTTCTCAATCCGGGTGATGTTGCCGGAGGGACTCTCGCCGAGGTCCACGTCGTAGGTGAGCTTCGAGCCGTGCAGGCGAAGCCGCCACCATCCATTTTGTCCCTCGAAGCCAGAGGCCCAGCGGGCAGCCATCTTGAAGCCGTAGGCACTGCCGACCTCGGTCGGTTCCTGGCTGAACCAGTTGACCTTTGCCAGTTGCTCGTTGAGAGCTTCCGCCGCCTCCTTGCGTTTGGTGTACCGTGTCCCCGCGATCGTGATGTCGATACCTTCACCGGCTGCTTCGATAGCGGCCGTGGCTTTCTCGGCGTCGGCCTTGAGATGAGCGACCAACTCCTCCCCAGACTTGATCTTGTTGGGAAGGACGGCTTGCCGCTCCTCTTGTATCCGGAACTGATCCGCCCGATGCGCCTTTTCCTCTGCCTGGAGTTGCTTGACTTCAGCATCAAGCCGGATGGCCTCGATGATCTTGGGATTGCCCGACGCCAGAGCCTTCACTTCTGCATAGGTCAACGAGTTCTTGCTGATATCCTCAATCTCGCGGCCGCTGGTCTCGCCGGACATCACCTGCTCGATAAACTTGGCTTTGGTCTCCAGCGTCTGCCACATGTAGGCGTCGAACGTGCCCTTGGTGACATACTCGAATTTCTGCACCTCGCTGAACATGTTGCCCTGACGTTCCATGCGGCCGTCGCGTTGTTCGACTTCGGCGGGGACCCACGGCGCGGTCAAATGGTGGGCGGCGATCAGACGCTCCTGTACGTTGGCCCCGGTCCCCATCTTGCCGGTGGAAGCCAATAGAACCCGGATCTTGCCGGCGTTCGCTTTCAGATAGAGAGACGCCTGCTGCTTCTCGTCGGCCGCATCATGGATGAAGGCGATCTCGTCCTTCTTGACGCCCTTGGCAAGGAGCTTCTGTTTGAGATCGTCGTAGACCGACCATTTCCCTTTCTTCGGTGTGGACAGGTCGCACCAGATGACCTGCAGGGCCTTATCTTTGGCTGTCTCCTGATAGAGGCGGTAGACCTCATCAACGCAGCGGTTGATCTTGCTGCCGGGCGCATCTGGGGCGCCTTTGATGCGCAGCCGTGCATCGAGGGCAACGTGCCGGCCATCGTTGGTGACGGCGAGCATGTTGTCTTCCCACGGTTTGACGCGTCCGCTACGGATGTGCTCGGCCCGTTCGACCAGGCCCTCGATGTAATCCTCCACCTCGGGTATCGGCTCGCACTGAATCGTGGTCCTTTGGACCTTCGGCAACGGGATGTTCATTTGCTTCTTGGTGACGATATCCGTCACCGACCGGAACATCTGCATCAGTTCGGGCAGATTGGTGAACCGGGCAAAGCGGGTATTGACCCGAAAACCGCCGCCGGTGGGGTCCACTTCCACGTCAGTTACGGTGTCGCCAAACGTCTTGGCCCAGAAATCGAACGCCTGTAAACCCGCTTCTTTGAGGGCCTGGGGCTGCAAGTAGCGCTGGAGCGTGAACATCTCACCGATGGTATTGGTGATCGGCGTGCCGGTCGCGTAGACGATGCCGCGTTGCCGTGTCGTCGCGTTGAGATACTGGGCCTTCATGAACATGTCGAAAGACCGCTGGGTCTGCGCCACTTGCAGACCGGACACACGATCCATCTTCGTCACGAAGAACAGGTTCTTGTAAGCGTGCGATTCATCGACGAGCATCATGTCGATGCCAAGTTCATCGAAGTACGGGCCTTGATCCTTCTTCCACTGGGCCTCTTGGCGCTTGAGCTTCTCCTCCAAAGCGGACTTGGCCTTCTCCAGCCGCTTGATGATGTTCTTATTCTCGCGGCCACGCTCGGCCTGCAAGGCGAGGATCTCTGTTTCCAGTTCGTCGATCTGCTCCTGGAAGAACGCCCGGATGCGCCCGGGCGACATGGGAATCTTTTCGAACGAGCTCATCGGGACGATGATCCCATCCCAATCGCCGGTGGCGATCCGGTTCATCAGGGTCTGGCGTTTCTGGGGCGTGAAGTCGTCTTTCGTCGCCGCCAGGATGTTCGCGGACGGGTACAGCTTCATCCAGTCCACGCGCCAATCGTCGATCTTGTGGTTGGGGACGACGAAGATGGCTTTCTTGACCTGTCCGATCCGGCGGCCTTCCATCGCCATCGTGATGCCGGCAAAGGTCTTTCCTGCTCCCACCGCGTGCGCCATGAGCATGTTGCCGCCGGTGAGGAACCGGGCGACGGCGTTGGCCTGATGGGGCCTCAGTCTGCCGCCCGCCAGGGGCGTCGAGGATTGTCCGGGGCACCGCAGATACGAGCCGTCCCATTGGGGAAATACGGTGTGGTTGAAGGTGTCATTGTAGACACGGGCCAATCGTTTGGCTCGGTTCGCATCCGACCAGATCCACTGCTCGAATTCGTCCTTGATCTTCTGCTGCATGACGCGAGCGATCGTGGTCGCGTCTTTATCCACGTAGCGATTGCCCTTCTCGTCCTTCCGCCATACGGTCGGCTCCTTGTAGTTCATCGTCTTGACGACCAGCTCCGCCGTCGGGAAGTCAGGCGTGTCCCACCGGCCGCTGGTCGCATTGCCGCTGATGACCCAGGAACCATCGTGCTCGAATTTCGTGAACTTGACGCCGTAGGTCCGGCCCGTGAGATGGCTGAGGAATTCCAGGTAGGTGTCGGCGTCGATCCAGGGGCTTCCCAATCGCACCGAGATATCAGTCGGCAGGATGTCTTCGGGCTGGACCGCCTTCAAGGCGTCTGCGTTCGTCTGGTACTTCGAGTCGAGCTTGGCCGCCGCCTCGGCTGCCGCCAGTTTCCTGCGGACGTTACCGGAGAGGTAAAGGAAGGATGGTTCCCACTGGCCGGTCTCAGGATTGTCGAAGGCATGGCCGGCGATTTGCTTGGTCACGCCCTCCGGCTCCAATCCGAGTAGCTTGCCGATGTACTCCAGGTCGATCCGGCCACGTTCGCTCATACTGACCGCGACGGCGTCTTGCGGGGAATCGGCCTTCTCGATGGCCTTGACGGAGAACTGCGTCCGTTCGGTGAAGATCTTGGTTTTGGTCGCTGTCTTGGTGTCGTTGTCCCAATTCTCCAGTGAAAGCAGGAGTGGAAGGTCTGGTTCGTTTTCAAACGTCCTGCGGTTATAGGGGGTGTGGAAGGCGTCGTACTTGGCCACGAACACGTCATAGGCTCTGTTGAGTTGTACACGGGCCTTCTCTACGGCGGCGCTTTCGGCGATGGGGTCGATCTGCAAGCTGATGAGCTTACGGGCTGCGCTCCGGACCTGGATCATCCCAGCGAAGCGTGGTCTTACTGCGCTGCCGACCTCAACGGGCACCAGAACGTCATCCCGCTTCTGAAAGACCTTGCCGTCCTCCATGACGTAGGCCCGGTCCTTGACATTCTCCGGGGCCATCTTCTGGAATTGGGGCTGGCGCATCTCGGTGTCCCGTTTGGTCTGGGCCGCATAGATGTCCTGGATCGGCTGGAACTGCCCCATCAGTTCAGCAATCTTGGCACGCAGGTCAATCCCGGTGGACTCCACCGTCATTTCGTTGGCCCGGTACATCGTGCCGCCGTAGCTGAGCTTGCCGAGGATGTTCTCGGGGTGATGGACGAAGTATTCATTGATGGCGAAGGTTTCCTCGCCCTGTTTGTACTTGCCGATGTCAATCCAGTTCTCGCCCTGGGCGGTTTCTCCGGCAGATCGTTTTTGCAGAACAAGGATATCGGTGACAACTTCCGTGTTGGCGATCTTGCCGAACGCTGTCTTGGGCAAACGAATCGCCCCCAGCAGGTCCGCCTCTTTCGCCAGATACTTGCGGACAGCGTTGTTGCCCTTGTCCATCGTCCCCTTGCTCGTGATGAAGGCAACGAGGCCGCCCGGGCGCGTCTTCTTCAGGGCCTTGGCGAAGTAGAAATCGTGGAGGGCAAACCGGACGCTGCGCAAGTCCGAGTCCACCGGCTTGGTCTGCTCATCGAATGGCACGTTCGAGACGAACAGATCAAAGAAGCTGTCGGGATACCGCACGTCCTGAAAGCCGCTATTCTCGATGGACGCACTCTGATAGAGTTGCTTGGCGATGCGAGCCGAGAGGTTGTCAAGTTCCACGCCAAACAGGCGGCTTGCCGCGGCGATATCGTCGGGCACCAAGCCGTAGAAGAGTCCCGTGCCGATGGCGGGCTCGTTGATCTTGCCGCCCTTGAATCCGAGCTTACCGAGTCCCTCCCAGATACCGCGCACGACATCCGGGCTGGTGTAGTGAGCATTCGGCGTGGACGCTCGGGCGGCCTGGTATTCCTCGTCCGACAGGAGCTCACGGAGTTCCTGGTACTCCTTGCTCCACTCGCTGTTGAAATTATCGAATGCCTGGACCAGTCCGCCCCAGCCGGCGTACTTGACGAGGATGGCCTGTTCCTCGGCGGTAGCAGTGCGCCCCTCAGCTTCGATCTGCTTGAGCAGACGGATGGCGGCGACATTATTGCGGAACTTGGTCTTTTGCCCGCCTGCCTCGATGGCGTCGGCGTCAGTTATTCGGTAGTCAAGCTGTCCGCCGAGGTGATCGTCGCGTCTTGGGGTTGGTCTACGTCCGGCAGGCTGATCCAGGTCTCGCGGATGATCTCCGATGTCTCCTCGACCGGGCGTCCGGCGGCGTCCGCCTGGTCCATGTAATTCTCCGCCTGCTCCTGGGCTTGCAGGACGTACTGCATCACTTGGCCTTTGCTCACCAGGTACTTGTAGAGGTTCGGCTGGTGCTTCTTGAGATGGTACAGCACTTCGCGGCCGATTGCCCTGATTTCCGAGACTGGAATGTTCGGTTGCTGGTTCATTGTTTTGTTCCTCTATTGGAGATTCTACCGCCGGGGCGGTATCTATGTCAACGGGCCTTGCTTCGGCCCCGACGAGCTGCTTACGTTCTGCTTCCAGGGCTTGAATCTTGGCCTCGACCTCACGCAACCTCGCGCCGCCATCGTTGACGGCCAGATCATAGGCGAAGTCCCTGCCCGGTCCCCGCAACTGCTTGAGTTCCTTGTCGATTTCCCTGAGTCGCTTTTCGCTCTGTTTGGATGGTTGACGAGCCTCGGGTTTCTGAGGTTCTGGCTTGGGCGTTTCCGCAGGTTTGGGTTGCTCCCCAATCCCTTCTTCCGGCGGCGGTTTCGCGACAGCAGCTTGCGGTTCCTGTAGAGGTGTCCCAGCACTGGTTTGTCGGTGCTGCCCGGTGCCTTCTATTTCGTTCGGCTGTGACTGGGTCTCACCGGCTTCCGACGGAGTGACCGCCTTTGCTTCCCTCTGTCCAAACAGGGGACGTTGGGGCTCACGCCCTATCCATTGTTCCCCAGCGTCCGGCAGTTCGGCTTGCTTTGACCCTGTGGCGGGCCGGAAGATTTCCTGACCGAAGATGCCCGCATCGAAAGAAGGGGACGGGGCCTGGGGGACGCGGGGCGGGGGAATTTGCCCCTCGGCCCTCGACCCTGTGGCCCCGCCCCTCGCGTCAGCGGTCCTCGCTTCTGGGGCCTGCGCAGGCGATTGCTCCTCAATGAGGCCTTCAAGAAAGTCGCCTATTTCGCCGGCGGAGTCTTCGGCCTGGATGGCGGCTCGTTCTTCGTCGGCTCCGGTCTCGGCTTCGGCTCCGGAACCAGAACGAACCGCTTGTTCCACTCCCTCTCGAACAGTCTCAGGAACTCTTTGGCTTGCTTGCTCATCGCGATATGCCTTTACGTACTTCTTCTGTGTATCACTCAAACGGTCCTCTGTCAAGCCCATGGCGCGGGCAGAGCCCAGGACCGCCTCACCGATTACGTGGTCGGGCACCTGCTGTCGCTTCGCAGAGTTGATGAGGTCGTTGAGTTTCTGCAAGGGCGACCGCTCGGGTTTCGGTCCCCGCTGGAAAGCCTCCGGTCCCAGCTCCTTCCGGACTTCTTCTGCGGCCCGCTTGGGCACAAGCCAGTAGTCCTCTGCCCCGCGATTGTGGACCTTCCACACTTCGTCCGTCTTGGCCCGGAAGGCATCCATTGTGCTCTTGGGGAGTCGGGTCGGAAGCTGCTCGCACTCCGACTGCCAGACGAAGGTCTTGCGGCCTGCGATGGCCCGGTTGCCCTTGGAGCGCAGTCCCTTCTTGCCCCAACTGTACAGTTCATGTTCCTCTCGCCATTCGTCAGGGACAGAAGTGTAGATGACCTTTTGCCGCGCTTCGCTCGCAATGACATGGGTAGGCGGCCCGTTCGGAGTTCCGCGTTTACGCGGTTCCGAGCCGCCGGAAGGCGGAACTGGGCTTCCAAACGCGGAATTTCGCGTTTGGGGACCCACTCCAAACGCTTCATCGCGCCACTGCCGCAGGTCGATCATGCGTTGGCTGCCGGACGGCTGGATCGCCTTGTTGAAGTCACTCTCCGTAGCGGCGCTCCATTCATCGAGCACGTATTCGTAGGCTCGGCCGCTTTGCTGGGCTGTCCCCGGCCTCTTGCCGCCTTCGTTGCCCGGATAGACGACGATGGGCCTATCGCCTTGCCAGTTGACGGCGCGGGCAATACCTCCATCGGAATCGACGACGAAAACCGGCTTCGCTTCTTCCTGCTCTGCGGCCGCCGGCTCGGCAGGGGCGACACCACCCTCCGGCACTTTCGGGCCTGTCTCAGTCGTACTGGGGACCACAGACGGTACAGGTTCACGTTGTCCATAGGGAGCCTCCTTTTGCCGCGCTGCACTCGCAATGACATGCTGCGATCGCTGTTCAGCGTACCGCTGGAATGCTTCCGCCGCCTCATCGCCGTAGATGTTCGCGTTGCTGTCGATGACGCCCTGTGCCATCTCGTCCGCACGTTCGGCTTCCTGGCGGGCCTGCTCGACGGCTTGTCTTGCCTTGTCCCCGGACAGCTTGCGGCCTGTCTCAGGATTGACGCCCGTGCGTTCCATCTCGTCGGCGATGTCTCTGGCAGCTTTGGAGGCGGTGCGGTAGCCGGCGTACTCCTTTGCCGATTCATCAAAGTGTGCTCTGACGGCTTCTGCATTCTCTGGGGCAGGGTAGTGCTGGTCGGGAACGAGTTCGCGCCGCGCTTCTTCCGTCGGCTCGGGGAAAGTCTTCTCGAAATCCCATTTCCCCGCTCCCGGCGTCGCCGGAGGAGTCTCTTGAGGTGCATTCGCCATTGGCTGGGATTGCCGCGCTTCGCTCGCAATGACATGCTTGGGCGATGCCTTCGCGGCAGCGGGCTGCTCGGCAGGTAGCGATGATTGCTGTTTCGGAGCGGCAAGGTCGGATTGGAGCTGCTCGACGAAATTCGGTTTTCCCTTCTGTTCGTCACGAGTCGTGTCCTTGGGGGATTTGCCCTGGGGCGTGCCTTGGGGTGCAGCAGATCGAGTGACAGGCTTTTGCTCTGCCTGCGTAGGCTCGACGATGGGCAGATCCTCAATCGGCAGGTTCTCGGTGGCTCTGGCAGCGATCTCACCTATCGTCCTGCGCTGTGGCGTGGCAGCCTGCGGCGTCTCGGGCTCATACGGCGGGGCGTTCGCGGGACGAGGCTCCGTCCTCGTTGTATCCGTAATCGCCTGCGCTGCCCCGGCTGCGCCCGTCAGTCCGTAACCGGCAGTCAAACCACCGAGGCCCGCCTGGGCGATCCGCTTGCCCGAGGGACCCAACTCGATCTTCTCGCCATGAATCGTGGCGGCCCCGATCTGTACCCCTTCCTGCAAGGCTTCTTCCATGCCCTCGTTTACGGCCTTGCCGATATGTTTCAACTCGATCTGTCCGGCCTGCTTGGCGAGTTTGCCCCATGCCTTCTTGCGAACCGATTGGGCAAGTTGGCGCAGTGCATCCTTACCGACGCCCTTGCCAAGAGACAGAATCTCATCAGCCTGCGAATGTTCGATGACGCCGTTGATCGTGCCGACGATCAGCCGTTCCAATTGCGCCTGATCTTCGGTGGCACCATTGCGCTTGGCCTCCTGGTACGCAGATTCTCCCTCTGCCATCGCTGCGGTAGCAAAAGCCCCAAGACCACCGGTGGATGCGGCCGCCATCGTGGAGACCGCCATCAAAGGCAGAGTCTCGAAGGTCGTATTGGCAATGTAGCCGAGAGCGCCCTTCTTCTGCGGCTGGATTTCCGCACGGAGAGAATCGTCATAGATGATCTTGGCGACAGTCTTGAGCTTATCCGCCGTCGGTTTCATTGACTCGCCCACAACAGGCTTGTCGGCATAGGACCCAAGTGTGCCCGGAATACCCCTCGCCCTTGCTTGCTTTTCCTTCTCGGCTGGCGATGTGGTGGGTGTCAGGATGGCCCCCAGTGTGCCTGGGACACTGGCAACAACTCGCAAGCCACCCCGTTCCAGGGCGTTATGGATCTCCTGCCGCCAGGTAACAGGACTGGGTTGCGACAGTTCGCCGTGGTCCGGCCCGGCCGGGTTCACAGCTTCACCCACGGTGCCCTCCCCAGCGGTCTGCATCGCGTCCGGCTTCTGGGGTGCAGCGACCGACTCCGGTCTTCCCCAGATTTCTTGATACGCTTCGGCCATTCCCGGCTGCATCGTGGCGAAATCCTCGGGACTGCCGGGCTCCGGCGTGAGCCAGCGTGTCGCCCTTTCTTCGAGCGAAAGGACCGGTGTTGCCTCCTGAGCGGCGGTTTGGGCCACGGCGGGCGTCTTGCCCGCCAGCAGAGCATCGAGCTTCGCAACGCGTGGCGATGGTGTCGGAGCGGCAGGGGTTTGTGTCGGTGCCGTGGCAGAAGCCTCCAGTCCTTCCCCGGCCGATTGGACCGGCTTGCCTTCCATCAGTGCATTCAACTTGTCCAGTCGCGTAGGCATTCACTAACGTCCCGCAATGATGTCGATGATCTCTTTCGTGCTGAGTTTGCGGCGTTGGGCCGGGTTCTTCGGGTCGGGCACACCCTCCCTGATGGCCGTGAGCAGCTTTCGATAGAACTGCGGATCGCGAGCGAAGTCGGAGCGTAGATCAAATCCTTGGGGCAACCCTTTACCGACCATCGACTCCAGGGTCTGGAATTGCTCCGCCGTGTCCGTGTCCATGTGCATCTGCTTGAAGGTCTTGGGTGTAGTCGCGGCGGTGACGCCGCTTTCGGGAACATGACCACCGCTGGCGGCGTAAATGGCGTTTCCCCATTGCTGCCAGAAGGATGGCTTGGGCGCAGATGACTCCTGTTGAGGAATTGGCGTCGGTGTAGGTGATTCCGGCATCAGCCAATTCGCTGCTTTCGCGCCGAGTTCGCCGTAGTTGCGGACTTGTCCTACCTGTTCCGGTGTCGGGGGAACCACTTGCGGGTCTGCACCGGCAACCAGATCAACCGGCGTTCGCCGTCTGGCAGTGACAACCTGTGTTTCCGGGACCATGTCATTGCGAGCGGAGCGCGGCAATCCGCTCGCTGCTTGATTCGGACCCATCGGCAAGAGCTGCATCCCACCGGTAGGCCGATTCTCCAGAAAAAGCGAACCCATCTGCGGGTTGGGCTGGGTCCTCTGGGAAGGCGACGAGCCGAAATCCTCGATTTCCGACGCGAGGCCCGGACTTGCGACTTTACCATATTCGGGTTGTCGCAGTCTGTTTATCTGCTCTGCCTGCCAGGTGAGTTGCTTTTGCTTCTGCAATTGCGCGTTGGCTTTGAGGGAGCGGAACTTCCCGCTCACCTCGGGCGCGATGCCGGCCTGGGATGCATAGGCGTCAAAGGCATCGGCATATTCCGATGTCCCAATCTCGCCGCGATCTTGGGCGAATCTGTCGGCCTGATCGAGCGTCTGCATCGTGGCCTTCGCCTTGTTGAGATCCAGCGACTGCCGCTGGGCTTCCATCTTCAGCCGGTCCTCCCGAATGGGCGGAAGCACGCTGAAAGCCAGGTCGCCGAAGAATTTGCCCACGTCCTGCATCGAAGCCATTGCTCAACTCCCAAGTGATTAGGCGAAGCTCACGTTCGCATTCCATGCACTGGACTCACTGCTGCTCATCGTCTGGCCAATCAGGCTCAGGAGGATCGACAGATTCGTCGGATCGGTCAGTTGGTGTTCCTCGGCGAACTTGGCGATGGACGCTTCGATCTCTCTTTGCTCCTGCGTCTGTTCGGCCTGCCCGAGTCCGAATAGTCCGTTCATACCGGAGATCTGGGACGCGGCGATTCGCAGGTTGTTCAGGGTGTTCTCGGCCGGCTGGTTGCCGTACTGCATCGCTTGGGGGACTGCCGATAGCGCCCGGGCCGCTTTGGACTCGGCGACGCCCTGATTGTTTTGCAGGACGTTCCAGCTGAGATCGCTGCGGGCCTGCGTCAGATTGCGCCCGGTGTCCGCGAACGCCTTCTCGGCGGCCTTGGACCGGGCGGACCCGAAGAAATTGCCGCCCGCGTAGTTCTCGCTGATCGAGGGCAAGACATCTGTCTTGAGCGAAGACATCGTCGGATCGTAGATGCTCTCTTTGAAGTACTTCGCCGTCTGCTCGGGGGTAATCAGGTCCGCGCCGTACTCCTGATTCAGCAGGCCTGTCAGAGTCTTGCCCGTCTGGGCCGATAAGGGTTGCGTGACTGTCTGCGGGGAGCCGAAAGCGTTCAGGAAGCTCGGGGCGGATTCCAGCACGCCCGTCTGCAAACCTGTGAACGGGGCCGCCCGCGTGCCCTCGTAGACGTTTTCATTCCTGCCCGCCTGCGGCCCGTACAACTGCAACAACCGATTGAGCCAGTTCGCCTGGGAATCCAGGTAGCTTTGGCTACTACTGCTGCTTGCGCCTCCGCCAATACCGCCAAGTGCCATCGTGGTATTCCTTCTTCAAGTTTGATTTTTGATGTTTGATTGTTGATTGGGAGTTCGTGACTCTTCTTAAATCAAAAATCACACTTCCAACTTCACACTTCCTCAGTAGCTCTCCTGGAGGCTCGGCTCGCCCAGGATCAGCTTCTTCACGGCCAGACCACTGCCGGCGTCATTGGCGATGCGGAACTGGATCGCCTCGCTGGCAATGTCCTCCAGGCCGAATTCGCAGGTCGCGTAGCCATCCGTCAGTGTCGTAGCCTCGAACGCCGTCCAACCCTCGTCCTGGGTGTCGAAGTAGTCGATGCGGTAGCTGACCTGCATGGCACCGCCCTTGGCCGTGACGTTCAGGGTGGACCAGCCCTTGAGTTGGTCGGGTCGGCCCCAATCGAAGACCTTGGTGTCCGCGTGGCAGGGAATGCTCACGCCGTCGTCGGTCGAGAGGTCAGGATCGAACGCATAGATATTGCTCTCGCTGTCTCCGAGCAACAGGGCCTCATCGAGCAGCACAACCGTCAGAAGCTGGTCGTAGGTTCTGCCCTCGTCGATCGCGTCCTGGTAGGTGGCGCCCGTGTCGATATCCTGCTGATAGGTCCGGCCGACCGTGTACCGTTGACCGCCCGCCAGGGTGATCGCCGTAACACCGCCCCCCGCCTCGTAGACGTGTTCGAAGTCCCGGACCATCCACGCGCCGGTCAGCGTGTCGATCAAATAAGCCCGCGTGGGATACTCATAGTCGCGACGCACGATCAAGATCCAGAGCCGGTCCCCGTTCTCGCCGACCGCCATCCGACAACGGTTCAGTTTCGTGGGGTCCATGTCCTCCTTGAGGGCCTCGAAGACGCTCGCGCCGATAGGCTGGAAACTCGATCCGCCCGCGTAGGAGTAAGGCTTGAAATCGTGTCCGACCAGGAAATGCTGGTTGCGCCACGCCACCAAGAGACCCGGCGCGAGCAGTCCCAGATTCGGATTCTGACACTTGGCCAGGAACACGTCATCGCCACCGACGTGGTACATGTACCAGATGGAATGCGTCTGGTAGACGATCAAGAGGTCATCCATCAACTCGACCCGCACATTCTTGTCGCCCGTGTCCATCAAGGCCACGAAACCGGCCCCGCTTTCGGTCAGATCGAAGGCCCCTTTGCCGCCGGGATTGTCCGGGTCGGTCTCCAGGAGGCCCGCCTTGCCCCAGAAGATCGTCTGCGGGTTCTCGATGTAGGCGTTGGACGCCGCTTGCCAGGTCTTGGGACTGACGAGAATGACGTGGTTGTAGAAGGCACTGACCTGCTGGCAGTAATGGACGGTGGGTGTCGCCGGGTCGGCGCTGGCCTCGTGGTAGCCGTCCGCGCCCTGCAACGGGTAGAACTTGCCTTCGAACTTGCCTGCCCAGCGATGGATAGGACTATTACCCCCGTCGCAGGCGAGCAGATGGTAGTTACAGTCGATGCCCGCCCCGTCCGCCTTGATCGCATCCGTGTGCGGAAAGCCCACGAAGCTCGGCACATTGTCCGCTCCGGCCAGCAGCGCCGTATCCGGACCCAGGCTGGTCCACGAATCCAGCACGGCGTTGCGGAGGGCAAAACCGCTGCGGGTCATGGCCACGATATGGTCGGTAGGAGAGCCGCTCTGCTCGCGATAGTGGCACAGGTTCAGGATGGGAGCGCCGAGGGGCAGACTGCCGGCCCCCAGCCTGGCAAAGCCGTGCGGCGTCCGCAGTACGCCCCGCGTGAACACGACGTTCGACGCGCCGGCCATCTGCCCATCCGCGATCTCCGTCGCCGGATCGTGCAGATTGAGGCCCAAGCCCAGACTGCTGATAACGATGGGACTCACTTGATGTACCCCACGATCTTGACCGTGATGGCAGAACTGGTCTGTGACGCGGCGTGTTGGATCACTCCGTTGGCGTCGGTCATCACCGTGAAGAACTGCGGGTGCAGAGGGCCGCCGAAGAATACGGCGCTCGGACCGCCGTAGTTGTTTGGTGTCACCCCGATGTCGCCCCAACCTTTGGGTTTGGCACCATAGTACGTTTGGCTGGCAACGCTCACCTCCAGGTGTACCAGCGCCAAGTTGTGGCCGACGACGCTTGACAGGTCCAGGTCTTGCCAGATGTAGACGCCGCTCATCGTCCCATTGAACACAGGCGTCTGGCTGCCGGCGAACAGACGGCCCACTCTCGCATCGACGTAAGCCTTGATGCTCTGCTGCGTCGCGATCTTCGTGGCGCTGTTCGAGGCCAAATCGTCTTCGTCCAGCACAGCGCTGCCGGTCACCTGCGTGTTGAGGACGGGACTGGTGAGAGTCTTATTGGTCATCGTGACCGCGCCTGACTCCACGAAGGCTTTGACACTCTGCTCGCTCGGGCTCCTGGTGGCGGAGTTGCTCGTCATATCATCTTCGTCGATCAGACCGGCGAGGAACTTCTCGATGCCATCGGCTCCCTTGAAGTAGAGTTCGTTTCCTTTCATGTAGAGGCCGTTGCCGGGTTCGCTTCCCGGCGTATACAGGCCGAGCAGCAGTGCCCCGGCCGGCGTCCAGGTGTTCGGCGTCCCCACGGCGGTGAGAACCTTGATTGCCTTGTTCGCCGTATCAACCCAGATGCGACCCAGGTCGGCACTGGTCAGGGCGGTCTCGCCATCGGGCCGGGTCGTCGGCTCCGTTGCCTGAATCCAGGCGACGGCGGAGCCCTGCTTGTGTTCCCCACCGGCGGAGTTGGCGGCCAAGGCGACATGTTCTTTGCTCAGGCGGATGCGCAGACCCTTGCGGAGGTCGCGAATCTCGTAGCAGGCATTACCATGCGGATCGGTATTGGCTACCGGGGCGTCTTCGTCCCAGCCGGTGCCTGTGGGGGGTGGGCCAATCGTATTCGCCATAACTTATCCTCTATATGCCCCAATCCTCGTACAGGATGGACTGGGGGTAATCGTCGGGATTCGCTTCGGTTTCGAGGTCCTGGTCGGCCTCATAGTCGATCAGCCACTGGTTCCAGCGCCGCTCACAGTCCAGGGCGGTTTGCATGGCGGCGGGGCTGGCCTTACCGATGGCCCGCAGGGCTTGGACCTGGCCCCAGAGGATCAGGCCGTCATCCGCGTCCTCGAAATCGCAGGTTTGCGTACTGGTGGTAGAGGTGAAAACCGTGGGCTTCTTCGCGTAGTCGATGCGGAGAGCCTTGCCGTTGTAGTTGCTCTCCCAGGGACAGGAGAACACTAATGTGTTACTCCGCCGCGTCCAGTAGGCGGGAAAACCCGCCGTCAACGCTGAGACTACGGGGAAGTTGCGGTCAAACCAGTCGCGCGGCTTAAAGAGAATCTCCTGCGAGGAAAGTCCATCCAACAGAAATACCCGATGGATGTGGCTGACTGGGGGGTTCAAGGTAGCCAAGTCGCACTCGGATTGATTCGTCACCGCGTCAAAGGTGGTCTCGTCCTTGACTTCCAGTGCGAGCGCGGCCGGAATCCGCTGGGCGATCTTACGCTGTGCTTCGTTCAGGGCATCCAGGATAATCGAAGACAGAGGAAGCAGACTGGTCGTGTGCTTGCGACCGGCCAGTTCGAGTACCCGGTCAATCATCTGGGCACAGGTCTTCGCCATCGTCACACCGCTTTCTTGGGTTCCCAAACGCGACTCATCGCGTTTGGGGTCCCTTTCATCGCACCCACGATCATCTTCCGCAGCGTCAGGCCGCAGTAGGGGCACAAGGTCCACGTCGCCGTCTCCTTGAGACCGAAGACGCCCTTGCAGCCGACGCACATGACGCGGATGTAGCCTTTGCCACCTGTGAGGTTCGTCTGGTCGCTCGGATACAGATGCTCATGCGGCCACGTGGCGGGCGTCGTAAGGGTCGCTTTCTTGCCGCGAGCGCTCGCCGCCTTGTGAATCGCCGCCGCTGCCCGCTCGCAGGCGTGGCCGTCCACTTGGCCGTAGAGATGGTTCACCAGCCACTGATAGCCGGTCGGGTCGATATTGCTGTAGCCCCAGTGCAACCGGCCCAGTGCCTCGCTCAACTGCGAGAAGTCGTCGCACATGGGCACAACCGCTGCCAGACGCGGGTCCGGATTTGCATTGCAGTAATTGATGGATGGGACTCCCATCAGGTGAGCCTCAATCGCCATCGTGCTGCCCGCGTGAATCACGCAGTCGCTCATCGCGATGGCGTCTGCGCTGGGGAAGTCGTAGGGCAAGACTCTGACAAAGGAGCCGAGCTTCTCGATGTACTCGGCCGTCCGCTCACCGGGCCGGACTTTGAGCAGGAAATCGTACTTGTGGCCCTTGGTCAGATAGAGGTTCTTGATGGCCCGAATCCATTCATCCCGGCCACGGCGATGAATGGCATATAGTTGCCTTTGCAGAGGACTGTCGGTTGCGACACCGCACTCGGTATAGGCCGGGTCATCATCAGCCGCGCTCCATGCCGTTGCAAACAGCAGTACCTTCTTGCCGATGTTGTGGGCCTTGGATTTGTTGAAGCAGCCATCGAGCGTAAACGCTCCGCAGGATACTACTTTATCCTTGGAGATTCGGCCCCTCTCGACGAGCATGTCTGTGAACTCATGTCCCCAGGTCAATTCCAGGTCCACGTAGGGGGCATAGTCGTAATCCCCGACAATGACCTTCTGCCGCTCAGGGTCGAGGGATTCGAGGACTTCTCGGGCCGCCCCCGCTTCTCCGCGCCGCACGACCACCGTCAGAGCCCAGTTATGGCAATGCTTTACAAGGTCCAGTTTCTGGAGCGACCCTACCATCGGCACAACAACCACGTCCGGCCGCTCGTAGCACACGCACTCTTGTCCGGCCATCGCGAAATGCCGCACGAGAACTTCGTGGCCTCTGGCCCGTAGCCGCTGGGCAATCCGTTCGTCCACCACTTTGTCCCGCTGCTCCGTCAACGTCAGAATCGCTATTCTTGCCATGTTTCGCCTGTCGTTGGGATCAGGGGAGCGCCCGAAAGCGCTCCCCTGGTCGGTTTCGATCCTCAGTAGCCGTACAGCGTGTAGTAGATGGTCGGCGTGTCCGTCAGCGGCGTGCCGTGTCGCGCGAACACGACGACGCCGTTGGACGTCAGGCCCAGCGCCGGCGTGCAGGGCAAACCATCGCTGGTAATGCCATGCCCGCCCCGAATCCGCGTGAGCTTCGTCGGGATGCTGAGAGAACCGGCATCGACTTCACCGGCGGACAAGGCGTAGCTGCCGCACTCGACACACACGCCAGCGGCGGCAGGCGTCGGACCGAATTGGGTATCCGTGTTCCATGCCATAGCCAGTCACCTCCTTGCTTAGCTCGTGGTGTCCGCGGCAAAGGCTGCTCCGCACGGGATGAACATGGCGGCCGCGTCATTCATCGCAATCACGCCCAGTTTGCAGACGGAGGCGCTGTCCACGGTGGTCATAACAGTTCCTTGCGTAATGCTGCCGTCGCTGGCAATGATCCCATCGAGGCCAGGCACGGTATCCACCGGACAGACGCCGCCCACCCAGAACCAAGCCCGGTCGCCATCGGCGAGCGTGCACAGGGCGACTGCGACCATGCCACAGGCGTGATTCGACTCGCCGCCATCGTTGGTCACGATGTACTGTGCGCCGGCCGCAGCGCATTCGGTGGTATCGGGGCAGCAGATGCTTTTGATCCCCGCCGCCTCTGCCGTGCCTTTCTCATACTGCAAGAGCATGAACGTGGCGAAGCCGTTGTTCGTCGGCTGGTAGATGCGAACCTTCGTCCCGATGGGACAGGGCAACTCCTCGCCGGCGGCATACTTGGTGGTCAGATCGGCCGGATACGTAGTCATCGGATTGGCGTCCGGCCAGTTGTCTTTGAGGAGGAATTTCCCGTCGTCGATTCCCACTGTCATTTGTGAGACTCCTTTCGTGCGTGCCGATTACGGCACGATGTTGCTGAAGTAGATGCTCCGGTTCGGGTGCTTACAGATGATGTTGCCGCTGAGGAAGATGCGGGCGAGCTTGAAGTCCGCCCCGCCGGCAATCTGCGCCTGGTCGAAGAAGGGGAGCATCTTGAAGTTGCGAGCCGGATGGATCAGGAAGTACCAGTCCGGGACATTGAGGCCGTACACGCGGCGTTCGAGAGCGCCGGCCGTGCCGCTGGTCAATCCCAGGCGGCTGTTGTACTTCGTCTGAAGGAACGGGTCCTTGATAACCCGCTGCCCGCCGACCTCGATTTCTTCGATGTTGAACTTGGCCAGTCCGCGCGGATCACGCTGAACAGGCTGCGACCGGGCCTCCGCCTCGGCGATCAAGGCCAGATACAGAGCGTTGCCCATGATCCAGACAAAGCGGCCGTTGCCGTTTTCCAGGTCTTGGAGCGGGTCGCCCCACTGGCGCAGGGCGGTCAGGCTGATCGTCCGCTCCGTCGCCTGCTGGACGGCGGAGTAGCGGTTGTCGCCGGGCTGCCACCAGTCGCGCATGCTGGTGGATTGCGTCCGCGTCAACGTGCCGTAAGTCGTGTCCACGACCAGGGCACTGTTAAGGCCCTGCAACTGCTTCGCCGTATCGCTGGCATTGCCGTAGATCAGCTTACGCAGGTGGAGGCGCATGCCTTCCTGGGCCTTCTTCACTTTGAACTTCGCGAGGTTGTGGAGCTGCGTCTGATCTTCCGTCTCATACGCATTCTCCAGGTCTTCCTCGAAGTCCAGCGTGATGGGCAATTGGGTGCTCTTACGCCGGAAGAAGGCGTCGTCGGTGACATCCTTCGTCCCGTGCGTCAGTTCCTCGTTGACATCGTAGTCTTGCGCGAGGTCCTCTACGGTGTCGGTGTCCATGTTGAACCAATAGCGTTTGCCGCCCTTGAACTTCATGTTCTTCTGTTCGAGAATGAGGTTCAGGAGCGGGGTCTTCTGCATGTACTCGACCTCCATCGACGCGTCGTGCATGTCACGCGTCAGATTGTCGAGGTCTTGATGAAAAGAACCCATGAATGATCTCCTTTACAATCCTTGGGGCAAATGTGCGGGCTCTCACCCGCTGGCAGTCATCGCGCGTTCCACTTGCGCGGCCACGTCGTCCAGCGAGCCTTTCTTGATCTCGACATTGCGGAATGTGGGTCGGCCGCCGCCGCCCGTATCGGTGGGCGTCTCGGACCTCTTGCGAGAGGGCTTGTCTTTCTCTTTCGTCTTGGCCTCTTCCTTGGCCTGGGCGAAGCACTCATCGAGCATGAGCGTCGCTTCCGCTTGCGTGGCGGGCTCGCCCTCGGTCTCAATCCGTTTCTCCATCACTTCGATGGCCCGGTTGCGTAGACCGGCTCCGTGCTTACCCTCCAAGCGGGTACAGACTTTTTGAAAGATGGCGTTCTTCTGCTTCTCGGCTTCGGATTGTTGGCGCTGCTGCTGACGTTCGGTGTCCGATCGCTCGGCCTTGGTCTTCAGGGTTGCCAACTCCTTGTTCAGATCGCGAATCACTTTGGCAATCTGAGGCAGAGCCTTGGCGATTTCGTCCCCGGTCATGTTCTCCGGGTCGAATTCGGGCAGCAGTTGCGTCACCTGGTCCTCGGCGGCTTTGCCGGCCGTGAGTTCGGCGACCTTCTGGGACAATTCCGTGTGCTTCGCCTGCATCTCGGCAAGCTGCGCACCGAGTTGTTCCTTTTCCTGCCGGGCCTTGCGCAGATTGGCTTCGGCCTGGTCAGCGCGCTGGCGGTCTTTGTCGAATTGCCGCGCTTCGCTCGCAATGACAAGCTCCCTGGCGGCGGCTTCGTCGTCTTTGGTCTGGTCTACCACCTCTTGGTCCTTGGTTTCGGTGTCCTTCGTTGGTTCCGTCATGTCTTTGTCTCCTTGCGTTTGAGCACTTGTCTCTTTCCGGATTGGCCTTATCCCCTTGGCTGGCTGTTTGGCTCGTGTCCCTTTAGCTGCCGCAGGCACGAACAGCCCGGATGGGCTGGGTATCCTTCGCGCCAAAAGAAAAAGGGCCTGAATCGGTGAATCTCCGACTCAGGCCCCTGTAACGAGCCTTTCGTGGTTACAGCACTAAGCGACTCGCGACTGTCGCCTACTGCTCGTCTTCTTCTGGCGAGTATTGGTTATGTCACTTATCTGGCATCAGGCTGCCCCTTTCATCTGTTGTTGCGGCTGCTGCCCGATCTGGCCTGCCTGGGCGATCAAAGCCATCACCTGCTGCACGATCTTCTGCTGCACCAGCAGGGCTTGCTGCGGATCAGCCTGCTCACCGTTCGGCCCGACCGCCTGAGCTTGCTGCTGCACCTGCTTCATCATGCCGGACAGTGCCAGGAACCTGCGGAAGAGCTGAATCTGGGCGTGCCGCAAGAGGATCTTCTCGCGGTTGGCGATATTGAGTTTCCGCAGCACCTCTTCGAGCATCGGATTGAGGTTGGGATCGCCGCAGAGCTTGTACGCCAACAGATAATCCTGCTTCTGCCGTTCCTCATCGAACGGCAAGGTCGTGCCGGGCTCGATCTCCAAATCGAACTCGACCCGTTTCATGGCATCGCTCATGCGAGCGGGCTTGACCTCGCCCGTCCAGCCGACAATACGAATCCGCCGGCCTTCGTCGTAGTTCTCCTGAATGATTTGGGCGATATTGATGCCCGTGCCCTCGATCCATCGTTCCAGCAGCAGCGACCGCAAAGCGATCAGGTCATTCGAGTTCGTGTCCAACCGGGCCGCCTCTGTCGCCGACATGCCGGACCGGACCTGCTTGCCCTGGGCGACCGCGTGCATGAACTGCTGCGTCTCCAAGTCCTGCATCAGGTACTGCACAAGCGTCCAGATCGTGGGGTCCAGCCGGTTGCCTTCCAGATGGCGGATACCGCTGAGTTTGCCTTGGTTGACCAGGATGATTTCGCCCGCCTTGCCTTTGATGATCCGGGGCTTGCCCTTCTTGTCCTTGGCCAGGGTGCCGGTCTCCATCACGATTTGCGGGTCGGCCGTCGTCTTGAGATGCTGCAAGAGGTAGGACACGGAGACATTGAGCATGTCCTGCGAACTGCGGGACATCTCGATAGCGTTCGATCCTTGCCACATGTGGGGCAGGATATGGTACGGCAGGATCGTGAACGGCCAGCGGCTCCGTCGATAGACTTGCTGCTGGGGTTCGGGGTTGACGATCACCTTGCCGACCCGGACCACGCACCGGCCACGCGGGAACTTGGCTCTGTCGTATTCCTCTCGGACCACTTGGGGCCAATCCTCCTGCTGGACGGGTTCGCCCGTCTGGCACCATCGCACCAGTTGCATCGGGTCGTTCGGGTCGATGAAGAGCGTCCCATCATTGAGCAGAGCCTCCGTAGAGGCATTGTCCTCGATCTTGATGTGATCCATCGAATCGTCACGGAAGTACGTTTCGCGCACCCAGACCTGCTCCACGGCAGACTTGTCGCCTTCGTTCGCCGTGATCGTGTTCGTCGCGGTCGAGTCCTGGCCGAGTATGAGAGAGACGAAGCGCGACCAGTACCCGCGCATCCGCCCGCTCCCCGCCCGCTGGTTCTGGTAGACGGGGATTGCGTTGACACCGCTGCCATAGCCCGGCCAACCGTCCGCATACTCGTATTCGCGGAGTTCGTCCGCATCGCCCGCGTGTGCACGGATCTCTTCCTCGAATTTGGGCCACTGGTGGATGGCCCATTCCAGGGAGACCTTGCGGACCGTCCCGCAGCACTCAGCCTCGCCAATCCGCTCGGCACGCGGGTCCACCCAGAAGCCGCACGGATGAATCAGGCGGTGTCGGACTTCCCCAACGTATCCAGTGTTCTGCGGGTTTCTGTCGAATTTGGGGTCCCAGTAGGTCTTGCCGACCGCGTAGCCGTAGACGGCACTGTCGAGCATGGCCCGCACTACGTCCTCGCGCATGTTGAGGACCTGCTCCCAGACGTACTGCAAGAGGCCCTGCCAGTGCTCTGCCCACTCGGTATCTTCCTCGTTCCAGGCCCGCGCCAGCAGCTTCGGCGAATTCTTGGAGAGTTTGGCGATCCCCTGCATGACGAGGGGATAGATGTAGTTGATGACGATGTAATCCCAGTCCGGATTGCGCCGGACACCCTGAAGCTGTTCGCCCCACATGTATGCCACGGCCGAACTCCACAGGCCGTACCATTGACGGGTCACAGTCATGCCGGCTCGCTCGATCCCGTCGAGGTACTCGGTGAGTTCATCGCCTTGGAGGAACTTGTCGGGCATTTGTCAGTTCCCAGTTCTCAGTTCGCGGTTCTCAGTTGCTGCCAACTGACAACTGCCCACTGTCAACTTCATACTTCACACCCGCTGATGATAGCGTTGACTTCCGTCATGGGTGTCCCACCGCCGCCGTCGAGATCGAACTCGACGTAATAGTCACGCAGACCCTCGTTTCGGCCCCGCAGTAGCGCGATCCGGTTGTTGCCGGAATCGACGACGAGAGGAGCCAGATCGAACCACAAGCCGCCGGTGATCGTGATCGTGTCGGCCCACAGGCAAGCGCTGGCGACCTTGGTGATGGGGTCGTTCGTCACCGCCAGTGTCCCCAGTGTGAGGACACCCTCGGCCAAGAGCAGAATGGGGCCATTCGTCCGCCGACGGGTGTAGAGCCTGTAGGCACAAGTTGCATCCGCCTGGGCCTTGCCGTAGAAGGCGAGCCACAGGCGTCGTGCATCGAGCAGATGGTGAACGTTGCTGTCCGCAAGCTGTTGCGACGAGACCTCGATGGCACCGGCGACTGGCCAAGCAGCGTAGTCGAACGCGGCCAAGACCGCATCATCCGCAATCACGCCGGCTCGCAAGGATACCCAGGGCAGTTGCAGTTGATTCATCGTTACAAACCTCCCAAGAGGCTTCTGAGGATTTGGCCGACCGTCTTGCCCGGTCCCGGCACCACGGCATTGAGGAGGCCGGAGGCGTCTGCTACCGGCACAAGAGGATCGCCCACACTCGTGCGGATCAGGACCACCTGCGTCTTGGCCCTCGGCGTCGAGCTGGTCGTCCGGACCACCAGGTAGTCCGCGTTCATTTCCCCGGCCGTGAGGGCCAGGGCATACAGGCCCGTCGAGCCAATCTCGGCCGCCTGGTTGGTGCAGGCCGCCAGGGACTGGGGAGCAGCGTCATCTGCGAAGGTCCCGATCTGGCTACTGAGATCGAGCGCCCCGCTCACCGGATCACCCCCGTCGTCGATGATCGGAAAGACGATCACAGTCGCCGCGTTCTTCTGCCGCACCAGTTCCATGCGCTATCTCCTCATGACTCCCAAACCAATCCCCAGGGCAATCCCGGCCCCGATTCCCCCGGCCGCCGGACCGGATGGTGAACTCACGGGCGGATGCGTATTGGCGTCTGCCACCACGTTGTTGCCGTTGTTCACAATCGACAGTCCGCCGACCTCGCAGGCAAAGCCGTCATACATCGGGACGTACCAGTCCAAGCCGGTCTGGTCGATATCTGCGGGCCGTACCGCTGCAAAACCACCGACCCCCGCGAGCTGCTGTTTCTCCGTGGCGGTCAAGGCCCGGCTCCACTTGGCCCACTCTGCCAGATACCCACCGAAACACCGGTCGGCATTGAGATCGCTACGAACGCCGAGAGACAGACCTCCGGCCACGTCCACCGCCCCGAAGTTCGCCACTGACCGGGCGGCAAAAGAGACCCCATCGAGGGACATGACCAGCGTGTTCCCCTGCCGTGCGATGATTACATGCTGCCAGGCTGTGGACGCACCCGGAGTCGTCTCGCTCAGCCACTCGTCGATATTCATCAGACCGTTACCCAGAGCGTCCCGACAGACACCCTTGAGCTTGTTGGGGGCAACCCCCGCACTCGCTTCGAGGAGATACAGGTTGAGATCCGGGGTAGCATCAACCACGCCCCAGGACAGAAAATACTGGTAGAGGCTACCCTCGTTGTCCGTCAGCTTAAGCCAGCCCGCGACAGTCCAGTCGCCGGCGGGCAGGGATAGCGCCGCCGCATCCCCCAGCATCACGTAGCACGTCGGTGTCTCAGTGAATAGCCAGCCCATGTCTTGATTCTCTATTCATGATCGTTGACTGATGAATCACTCTTCCAACTCCTCATCGGAATCGGTTCTCGGGTCGTCGTCCACAGGCCCCAGCGTCGCATTGAACCGTCTTTCCCGTTCGTCGATCACGTCGAACTCGGCTGCCGAGCCCGGCTGTGCCGGTCGGTCGATCTGCTCGTGCCATCCCATCCGGTAGCCCATGCGAATCGTGTGCAGGCACAGAAGCCACCCGCCGATAAAAGCAGCGAATGCCGCCACGATCAGGACCATCTTGACCACAAGTTCACTCACAATGTCTGCACCTCCTCGTCCGGCTTGACAGGCCGGACGGCCGGCTCCTCACTGCGGAAAGGAGCCATGAACCACACGCACTCGTGTTCCTCGCACCGCACCGGGCAAGGGTCCGGCGGCGGCAGTTTCTTGTTGTGCTTGTCCGGTAGCGGCCGCATCGTGCTTCCACACCGGGGGCACTGCGGTCCCTTGCCGTCTTCCACGCTGAACTCGCTGACGGTCGTACTGATGGCCTCACCCTCGGTCAGACGGATCGACTTCTTGGACACCGGGATTAGGTCGATCAGCTTCATGTTGTTGCCTCTTGACTCTGGCCTCACATCACCAGTCCGATCGGCAGGACAGGCCGATCTCGCATCTCGCTGTGCATGTGCCCGTAGATGTCCCAATGGTCTGGGCTGTCTGGGTCGCAGCAATTGCACAGGTGAGCGCTGCCGCGTGCGCGCCGACATGCGACCCTGAATTCTCGACCACACACGCAACAGGTGCGGAGGGTGTAGCCTCTGTCCATCTGTCTTGTTGTCTTACTTCTTCCCATGCGTCGTACCCTGAGCCAAACGCAAAAGGGGCTGAAAATGGTCCGAGACTCGTGTCTCAGATCCACTCTCAGCCCCTTGTACAGGCTGCGTGGTACAAGCACTCGGCGGTAGCTACTCCGCCTATGCCTGGCGTTTGGCGGTTATTGCGTTACATCATGCTCCAAAAGACTCCACATCTTCTTCGCTGTCGATGTCGTCATCATCCTCCCATCCATCCGTGGCTCCGGCGACACTGGCCCGCGCGAATCCTCCTGACCTCTGTCCCGGCCGATCGGCCGTGTCGGTCTGCTGAATGTCAGCCCGGCCCATCGAGCACTGCTGGTGCAACTGCACCAGGCCCACGAGCATCATCACGAAATCGTCATGGTGTCCTGTGGCCGCCTGCCACTTGCCGCCCTTGTTCACGAAAGCCCGCAGCTCCGCAATGATCTCGGCGTCCTTGATGGTCAGTTGCCCGGCCTTCAGGACCGTGCGCAGGGCTTCGATGTAGGGCTTACGATTGAGCGGCCCGATCTTGAGGCCCAGCTTGTCCGTGGGTTGCTCGGCATACTCGTCCTGGCCGTTCTTCCGCTGGTAGATGTGCGGGTAACTCGCCCGCTTGAACTCGTCGAGGACTGCCAGACCGCAGGAATTGACTTCGGGGCTCGCCCAAGCGTTGTTGTAGTACATCGCGGCCCACAGAAGCTGCCGGGCGTATTCCACCGTGTCCTGCTGGCTGTGATAGGTCGCGACCACTTCCCCGGTCTGGCGGCAGAGAATCCCGCCGGCGTGGAAGTCGGTGCCTTTCTCCGGCTGATCGGGGTCGGCCAGAAGGCCCTCCATGACATCGCCGTAGACCACGTAGTCGCGGTTGACCTGCGGCCACTCCCAGATCTTCCAGACGCTCAGGCGGCGGTCCACCCGCACGGGGATCGGCCGGCCGCGAGCATCGTCCATCGCGAACTGCACGGTACTGAGCGGCTCGCAGCAACGCGTCTGCATAACGTCCAGCACAGCCGCATCGAAGATCGAGAAATTCGTCGCCTGGAACGCCTCGCGCGGCAGAGAGGGGTACTCCCGAAGCATGTCCGGGCCGAGAGTCGCACGCTTCTTGACGTACCAGGTCCGCTGCTGGGGCGATAAAGAAACGTTCGCCTCGCGTTCCACGACAGCGAAATAGGCGTCATCTGCCCCGGTGAGTTGGGCGAACTGCGGGTCCAGCACGTAGGCCGGGTTGCGATACCAGGGCACGAAATGGAACCGGTAGTCAAACCGGCTGAGCGGCCCTACATGCTTGCGGGCCGCCTCACACATCTCGAAGAAGTCCCCGCTGGCACCCTCGGCCGTAGACTCGATGAACACAATTGCTTCCTCGTGAGCGGCTTCGAGCGTCCCCGTTTTGACCTCACGGGCCTTGTCCGGGTAGTGGGCACACATGGCCCCGTACTCGCTCACGTGCAGCAGTTGCAGCGTCCCCGACCGCATCGAGGTATCGACGCGAAGGCCGCTATTGTTCGAGAGCAGCAGCTCGCCCCCATCCCGCTTGATCGCCGTCACCCACCGGCGGATCGAGGCCGGCAGGTGGTCGTAGGCGTACAGGATCTTGTCCCGGTAGATCACCTGGGCGGCTTCCAGCTTGTGCGCCACAATCCCGGCCCGCAGGTCGGAAGTGAAGAGGCACGAGTCGAGGAAATAGATTGCGATGAAGGTCGTAAAGCCCAGTTGCCGGGCCTTGAGGATGATGTTTCGCCAGTGGAGTTCGGCCAAGAGGTCCCGGATCGCCGGCCGCAAGGTGAACCTCTGTGGATGTCCGTCGTCATCGACCACCCAGTACAGGTGTTCCAACCGCCAGTACGGGTCCGCCATCGCCAAGCGAATCGGCTCCGATTCCGTTTGCCGCGCTTCGCTCGCAATTGTCTGATCCCGCGTGGGACTGTTAAGATGGGATGATACGGCTACCATTGATCTCCCGCAGCAAATCGGCTAATTCGTCCGTCACGCCATGCTGCACTTGCTGTTCATCCTTCCACCCCAACTGCTTGAGGGCGAAGATATCCTTTGCGGTCTTGCCGTTGCCCTGGGTCTCATAATAGGCTTCGATCCGCAGTCTGGCCTGTTTTATAATGTCAGAAAACTCATCCTTGGCGGCGTAGTCCAGGAACGACTGCCGGCTCTTGAACCCCAGGAAACAAGCTAGGTCGCAGATGCCCTTGCCGCCTTCGCGCTCGAAGTAGCGGTCCACCGCCTCCTGCATCTGCTCGGGGGTCTCGAAGATGGGCGGTCGACCGCCCGGATGCTTTGCCTTGTTCTCTGTCGGCGTCATACCTCAAATCCCGTGAAACCCTTCGGCCACAACCACCCGGTCCGCCCCCGTGAGAATGGCCTTGCGGGCCTGCTCCCGGTCCAATGTGCTACCGGTCAGGAAGATCTCCACGTCTCGGCTCTGGAGCAGGTCCTTGAGGTAGAGACCTACCGGGTCATCCACCTTCACCACCTTGCGCCAGCCGGTGTCTTTCTTCTCGATGAAGGCCAGCGCCAGCCGTTCCAAGCGTCGCCGGTCCCGTTTCGCCATTTCCGGCGACAGCCGCGCGATGCCTTTGGCCTCGTATTCTTTCTGGAATTGCCGCAGGGCAGACAACACTGACCACGCCGCTTTGATGTACTGCAACATGGAGCCTCCCGTTACTTCTTGCCGCCGAACTCGTAGGCAATCGTGCCGAGCACCCGGTGCTCGCCGTTCTGCGCGCCGGACCACATCAGGTCCGTCATGACGTACTCGTACATGACGCCGAGCCGTACCGGCCCATCCCCGAACACAAATCCCGTCCGGATATCCGCGATATCGTCCAGATCCTTATCCTTGGCCGCTTCCCCGCCCAGGCCCAAACCCACATAGGCGCTCGTGTCGACCGTGGCGATCATCAGGTTGAGTGGCTGACTGTCCAGGGCGAAGTACTTGGCGACCACTTCGAAGCTGACCGCCTGGTGCTGTCCCTCCTTGAGCCCGTCCCAGTACGACACTTCGGCACCGACCTGAACACGGGACGCGGGCTTATAGTAGGCCGCGACGCCGAACACATCCGGATTGCCCTTGACCTCCGCAATCCACCCCGGCACAAAATCTTGCCCGCTCGCCGAGACTCCCAAGCCGCACGCCATCCCTAGCACTGCCAGCGCCAAAACCTGCGCCCGCATCAT